CTAAAGGTCAGGCTGTATATGTTACTAGTGCAGATGGTACTAATATGATAGTGAGTAAGGCTTCAAATGCATCAGAAGCTACATCAAGTAAAACATTAGGATTAATAGCACAAGACCTTGCTATAAATGGAAAAGGTTTTGTTATTACAGAGGGATTACTATCTGGATTAAATACAATGGCTGCAGGAACAGAAGGTGACCCTGTATGGCTAGGAACAGATGGCAATTTAATATATGGATTAGGTTCTAAACCTTATGCTCCTGACCATCTAGTTTTCATTGGTATCGTTACTAGAAGAAATGCTAATAACGGAGAAATATTTGTTAAGGTGCAGAATGGATTTGAGCTCCAAGAGCTTCATAACGTTCAAATAACATCTACTCCTTCTGACAATGCAGTTTTAGCATATGAGACATCTACATCTTTGTACAAGATGAAGTCAATTCCTACATTGTTAGGGTATACTCCAGCTAACGTATCTAGAACATTAAGCATAAATGGAATATCATATGATTTAAGTGCAGATAGAAGTTGGTCAGTAGGTACTACAACAGGTAGTGGCTCTGCAGGACAAGTTGCATATTGGGATGGCTCATCTTCTCAAACAGGTAGCAATAACTTGTTTTGGGATACTTCAAGTAATAGATTAGGTATTGGATTAACAAACCCACAAAGAAGATTAGAAATATACAGCTCTACTGCAGATAGTCATTTAAGGATATCTGGTAGCGCTCCTTCAGTTTCTCTAGGAGAAGCTATTACAAGCTCTATATATCAAGCAAAGTTTGGTTTAGCTACAGCTAGTGGTCAATATTCTACTAGTTCCGCAGCAGGTGACTTTGTGATTATATCGCAAACAGGTTCTACAATATGGGTTACAGGAACTACTGATAGATTAAAGTTATTCTACGGAGGAAACTTTGCAGTTGGTAGTAGCTCAGATAGCGGATTAGCTAAATTACAGGTAGCAGGTTCTATACAGCAATCAAGCGTTACTAGCTCAATGCTCAAGGTAGATGCGAATGGTGTGTTAGTAGCTGCTACATCAGGAACTGACTTCTTAGCTCCAGGTGCTTTATCTTCTTATGTTCCTACTTCAAGAACAATAACTATTAATGGAACAACATATGACTTATCTGCAAATAGGTCTTGGTCTGTATCTGCTGGTGTAGCAACTGCAACCGCAGGTAACGGAATATCTATAGGAGGTACATCATCGAATATTATAATCACGAACACAGGAGTTTTAACTGCGACTGCTAGTAATGGTATATTAATAGGTGGAACCTCTTCAAATATAACAATTGCAAATACAGGTGTCTTAACCGCTGCGGCAGGTAACGGTATATTAATAGGAGGCACTACTTCAAATATAACAATTTCAAACACGGGTGTCTTAACTGCTACCGCAAGCAATGGTATTTCTATAGGAGGTACTTCTTCAAATATAACAATTGCAAATACAGGGATACTGACTGCGACTGCTGGTAATGGAATTAGTGTATCTGTAGTTAGCGGTGGTTTAACTATTACAAATACAATTACAAATAATAATCAGCTTACCAATGGTGCAGGATATTTGACAGGGATTACTTCTAGTCAGGTAACTACAGCATTAGGTTATACTCCTTACAATAGCTCTAACCCTAGTGGATATATCACATCATCTGCGTTAAGTTCATACCTACCACTTTCAGGAGGTACAATGACAGGTCAAATTTATGGACCTACAATTGGCACAGGTGTATATGATGGTTTTATTCAAGTACGTGAATACGGGTATGTTGGTAGTGGTCAAAGTTCATGGGCGTACGCTCCTGCAATAACTTACCATTGGGGGAATAGAACAGTAGTTAAGGTCGGTGTAAGAGCAGATGGTTTATTTGCTATTGATGACCAACCTTTTGCACTTCGTAGTTGGGTTACTTCACAAGGATATATAACAGGATATTCTGAAACAGATACGTTAGCTACAGTCACAGCCCGTGGAGCTAGCACAACAGCAGGTATTAATGTTAATGGAAGGCTTACTGCAGCAGGTGGTGGAACATATGCCGTGACAGGTTCTTCTACTCAAAGATATATAATGCAAGCGTTAAACACTTCCAATAGTGTAAATGCTGCATATGGTTGGTGGTGGTACCATAATGCCAATGGTGACATGGGCTTTCATGCTGATGCGGTTGGTGATATATTAAATATTACTAGAGGAGGTGGAGCCAGTCTTAATGGCAATACTATTTTAACTTCTGGAAATTATTCCAGTACTCTAGATAGCAGGTACTTGTATGGTACAACTAGCCCTAATAACTCAGGAAACTTTACTATATCTATTGGCAATAATGGTTCATATTCTTATGTTCAATCTCACTCTGGTCAACCATTGAGATTAAACCCTGTAGGTAATTTAATTTATTTAGACTCTACTACATATGCTGGCACCATGTATGCCAACATCATTTATGATGGTAATGATAGTAATTACTATTTAGACCCTAACAGTACATCAAGACTAGAATCTGTATGGGTAAGAGGTGCGAACTTTTATGATGGCAGATTGTATGTCGGTGGCTCTTCGGCAGGAAGCGGATTAACAATGAACTATGACCAAATTTGGACAGGCTCAGGAAACCTGCATTTACAATATAGCAGTAGCGGTAACATTGATATGAACTATGGTGGTGGTTATACATTTAGTAGAACATCACTTCGTGCTCCTATATTCTATGATTATGAAGATACTTCGTATTATGTAGACCCTAACGGTCTTTCTAGGATATATAGACTTCAGGTAATTGGAGACTGGGCTGGTGGAAATCCTAATGAAGGTGCTATTAATATTAGAGGAGCTTACCCTTCAATGACTTTCAGAAATACCGTTTCTGGTAATATGTGGTTAAGGCACATGGACGGCAGTGGAGACATACAACATTACTTTGCTCCAAGTGGAGTAGATGCTAATAACTGGAGTATAAAACATACAATGTTTACTAATGGTACTTTCTTTTCTGCTGGAAGTATGCGTTCGCCAATATTTTATGATTCAGATGATACTTCTTATTATCTTGACCCAAATAGTACCAGTAGACTTTATTACGTTAATGCTCCGCAAGGATATGTGAGTATTGGTAATCCATGGGGTACATCTAACTCTGCATTTTTCCCTAATGGTATTACTACAGCTGGCGGTACTAACTGGGTATATGGACTAACATATCTTGGAAACGCTCCTGCTAATGGTTCGGGAGCTGAAGTTAGAGCTAATGGTAGCTCGTATTTTAGAAGTAGTAACACTTCAGGAACGTGGGGTTATGCCGGTCTATTTGTAGATAGAAGTAATGCTGCAAATAACTATGTTCCTTGGTCTTTTGAAAGTGAATATGGCAATCACTCATGGGGTCTTGTAGCAAGAATTCATATACAGCAATCAGGAGCTGATAAGCCTTCTTTGCAATTTACAGCAACAGGTAGTAATGAGAGATGGAGTATTGGGTATGTTACTGGTAGTGACTATAATTTCCGTATTACTCAAAACCATGGATATAGAACAGACAACTCTACCAACGATGGGTGGGGCACAGAAAGATTTAGAATAGATAATTCAGGAAATACTTATACTGGTATTGGCGCAACAACATATGCAAACTATTTTCAGACAGGTTCAGTATGGATAAACAATGGTTCCGATTACAATGCTTATAACGAGAACATTCGTTTGTTCAATGCGCCTAATGGAGTATCAGTAATAGCCTTTAGTGCATCAGGTACAAGTGGTCAGCCTACCACATCAATTCTTGGCTATAGTGATAGGCTAGAGCTTAGATATAGTAGTTCTGCAAAATTCAGGATGTATACCAACTATGTATGGACTGCCGATTCCTTTTACACAGATGGACTTATCTATACCAATAATAACATGAGGATGGGTGAGATGTGGGGGTATGGTGGTTTGTATAGAAGCTCTGGAGACATGATGTTTGGTGTTGAGTCTGGCGGATGGAGATTCCATTATCAAAATGTTCAAAAAGTTTATATAGGAACAGATGGTAATATTTGGATGGCATGGGCTGGGGATTATATGTCCAACTTATTGGCAGCTAAACAAAATGCATCTACTGCTATTAATACATCTAACATAGGCTCTCAATCTGTAAATTATGCTAATAGTGCAGGGAGCGTATCTTGGGGTAATGTATCTGGAAGACCTACAACCGTTTCTAGTTTTTCGAATGATAGTGGTTATATAACCAGCGGAAGTAATGTTGTAGGATTGTATAGCTCAGGCTGGGGTGGTGGCAACTTTACATGGTATCAAAGCCCAGGAGGCTTAGCGCCTTATGGAGGCAGTTGGGCAAGTTTCTTAATTAGTAACCATGGCGATGGGGCTACCTATTATAACCAAACTATCATCATGCCTTTCTGGGGACCTCCTCAATATAGTAGAAAAGAAGGCGGAACAAATAAAGGACCATACACTTTCTGGACTACAGAAAATTTAGACCCAAACAGTATAAGTGGAAATTTTTATGCCAGTGGTAGTATTACTGCTGGTGGAGACGTTACAGCATACTCTGATGCTCGAGTTAAAACAAATGTACATACCATCGAGAATGCTCTTGAAAAGGTATTAGCGTTACGAGGCGTTTCTTACACTAGAACAGATTCTGAAGACAAGAAAACCAAGATTGGTGTAATCGCTCAAGAAACATTACCTATTGTCCCAGAGGTTGTTAATCAGGACAACGATGGCATGTACAATGTTTCTTATGGAAACTTTGGTGGATTGTTTATAGAGGCGTTTAAAGAGCAACAACAACAGATAAAGGCTCAAGCAGAACAGATTAGTGAACTCAAATCTATAATCGATGGCCTTACCAAGTAGTGGACCTATAAGCATAAGTCAGATTCAGACAGAGCTCAGTAATGGCAATAATAGCTTGAGAGCGTTAAGTGCTGCGGTAGGTTTTTCTACGCCTGATGCGATGAGTGAGTTCTATGGCTATAGCGCAGCTGCTCAATATTACAGCTATTATGTAGAGGTGTATACTTGTTACTATGGTAGTTGCGTTGGGTCTTCGTATAGTCCACCTGACGGATTATTATCTTCTTCTAGTCCGCTAGATGTAGGAAGATACTATCCTGACGCTAGTGGTTACCTTTTTTTAGTAACAGGATACTATGGATACGGAACAACATATGGTCAAATATTTAATCAAATTGGTCCTAGTAGCCCAGTATGTTACTATGTATGTGAAGCACTTGGATTGTAAATAAATTATATATGACAAAGTATTTTAAAGTAGAAGGAATCTATCATTCAAAAGTAAACACAGAAACATTCGAGTTTGAGACGTTTGCTACAAAGCTTGGTAGGGTATTGTATAAAAAGGCTATAGAAGACGAGGCTTTTATATCCTTATGTATAAATAGTAAAGAATATAATAGAGTTGAAATAACAGAAACAGAGTATAACCAAGCAAAAGCATTATTCATAAGTAATATATAAAAAGTATATTTGTAAATTAAAATTAAAATAATGGGACTAAAAATCACAACACAAATCGGAACTGATAAAGGTGTCACTTCTGAAGCCTATGTAAGAATCGCTGACTATCAAGTAAATAAGTATGGTTCAGCTAATTTTCGTTTAGAATTATTCCAATCTCAAGAAGATTCTACTCAACCATTAACAGGACCAGCTCCTATGCCTTTTATGCCACAGGCAAGAAATCAGCAAATTGGAGACTTTTTAAGCGTTCCATTGACTAAAGAAGTTGAAAAGACTAGGACTGTTAAAAAAAATGTAGAAGTTGATGTAGAAACTACAGATGATACTCCTGCTAGTAAAACATGGATTATGCAAGATGTAGAAGAAACATATACAACTACAGTTCCGGATTTAACTCCATTAGAAGGTATTGATATCTTTGAATTTGCTTATGGTAAATTAAAGGCTAAATTAGAAGGATTATTTGGAGCTGATAGCGTAGTAGACTGCTAATATTTATGAATAAAATAGAAGAGATTGTAAAATCTTGGGCTATTTCATTTAACCCTACAGAAGAACAGCAAGAAAATGCAGTAAACAGACTTAATATATGCCACTCATGTGAACATATGGAAAGAGGTGTTTTTGATAAGTGCGGACTTTGCGGATGCTTTTTAAAAGGAAAAGTATTTAGCCCAAGAGAAAAAGCTTGCCCAGATGGGAGGTTTTAATGGAAGTTATCATATATTTGTAAGACAAACCAAAAAACATGGCAAAAGTTAAAAAAACGTACCAAGAGTTACTTAACGTAGTTAGAGCTATCAATGTTCTTGCTAACAATAAAGAGCATGCTGACGCAAATACTAAAGGCGTTAAGAAGTTAACTAAAATAGGCGAAAAGATGAAAAGTCATCTAGAAGCTTATAATGATAAACTTGATGATATCCGTTTAGAGCATGCTAATACAGACAAAGATGGTTCTTTGTTATTAGATGAGAATGGAGGATACAAGTACACAAAAGACCAGTTAAAAGAACTTAACAAGAAGGTTAAGGTTTTATTAGCTGAAGAGTTTGAATTCTATCAGTTCACATTCTCTACAGAAGGCCTTGAAAAGTACGGCTTTTTAGATGGATTTGTAGAAGGATTAGAGTTCCCTGAACTAGCGGAAACTGAAGATGATGAGGATACTGCTGAAGCTCAGGTTGTAGAAATGGTATAGTAAAATAAACTATAATATTAGAAGGGTGGCCAATAGGCTGCCCTTTTTTATTTACATAATTATAATTAAGTAATTTTGTATAAAATTTATTATGAAGAAGTTATTCACATGGATATCAGGTTTTTTCTCTTCTGAAAGCAATAATTCTAGTAAGAGACTAGTGGGTATAGTAGGTGCAGGATTCCTTTATTGGACACTTTATACTAACTCTATGTCTGAAGCTCATGTAGTACCTGCTGAATCGCTTGTATGGGCAACTACAGCCCTTATAATGGTTTCTCTAGGTCTAACTACCATTGAGTCAGTTACGGGTCTTATTAAGGGTTTTAAACAAGATAAAACAGAAGAATAATTGGATAATTTTATAGCTCATTTTTTAGATGGTGGGTGGGTAGTGCTATTAATTGGAGCTGCAGGAATGGTAGCTAGGCTTGTAACTACAAACGAAGAGCAATCTAGTTCCGATGTAGTTAAGAAGATGATTAGTTCTATGATTGCCTCACTAATTGCATGGTTTGTAATGGAGCAGTTTGAAGTCGACTCTATGTACAAGGCTGTTGCTTATGGGTTAGTTGGATTAAATAGTCCAGAAATAATACAAGGGGTGCTTAAAATAAGTGGTCAGTTTGCTGCTGACCCTATGTCATTTATGAAAAAAGAACAACCAAAAACAAAAAGAAAACGATGAAAAACATTTTATTAATCATACTAACAGCGATTATCCTGTCTGTTGCTGGGTTCGGTAAGTATGTAGAATACACTATTAAAAAGACAGCAATAAGTGTTTACGAAGATAGATTAGTTCCTCAGCCTTATTTGAGCAGAAAGTTTGATTACTATGGCTCAACAATACAGGACCAAATTAAGGTTATTAAAGGGGGGAAGATAGATTTAGTTGCAATACAAAAAGAGAAGGATATAACAGATACAATGTGGTCTGCATACCTTAAGACCTATCAGACAGAAGAAGAGAGGGAAGTTAGTAGCAAAGCTCAAATGTTCATTGATACAGCAGATGCTTATTTTGAAAAGATTTCAGCAGATGGCGTCGTTACAGATGAGGAAGCCAAGGAGATGGACAAGAAGATATACCCTGTTTTAGAGTACGTAAACGACTTAATAGACATTCAAACTACTATTGGAGCAAAAGATACCAAGGGTATGATAACCTTATTAGATAAGTTTTCAAACTTTATGATAGGAGCTATTGCTTTGGCTATCGCTCTTTTTGGTTCCATCTTGTATGATATGTTTAAAAATAGAAAACAGGTTGTAAAACAGGTTGTGAAAAAAGCAGCTAAAAAGCCAATTAAAAAAGCAGCTACTAAAAATAAAAAGAAATGAGATTTATAGCAGTTATATGTTTATTGTTTGCAATGAAGAGTAATGCCCAGTATTATGTTATGGCAGCTCCTAATGTTGCATTTAATACCCCATTAAGTGACACTAAAAATTTAATAGGTGCAACAGTAGAGGTAGGTAGATATTTTGGCAAAACAGCAGTAGGAATTAATAGTGGTTGGTGGACTTTAGATAGCAAAGACTTTTATCAAGAGGTTATGGCTACATTCCCGATTTATGAAAACTTTAGTGTAAGTGCAGCAATAGGGTACTTATATCATCATAAAGATATAACCATGGAGTATGACTTTAACTACGCCATACCGATGAAAAAAGATTACTCATTTGTATTAAGTTATGGCGCTCAAAGTGCCTTTGGTGGAACTTATGCAGCATATTCAATAGGAATTAATAAAGATTTTAAAATAAAATAACATGAAACTAGACGCATTAGCTACGAAGATTCCAGCTCAGGTATTATCAGAAATACCATCAGTAATAGAGAAGTTTTCTATAACAAGCCCGCTTAGATTGGCTCATTTCTTGTCTCAATGTGCTCACGAGAGCGGTAACTTTAAGGCTGTTACTGAAAACCTTAATTATGGTGCAGCAGGACTGCGTTCTATATTTGGGAAATACTTTAAAGATGATGTGTCAGCTAAGGCTTTTGAAAGAAAACCTGAAAAAATAGCTAATAAAGTATATGCTTCTAGAATGGGTAATGGAGATGAAGCTAGTGGAGATGGTTGGAAGTTTAGAGGAAGAGGATATATTCAATTAACCGGTAAGGATAATTACAGCCAATTTGATAAGGTTGTAGAAGATGATATCCTGGCTAATCCTGAATTAGTGGCTACAAAGTATCCATTAATGTCTGCAGCCTTCTTTTTTGAGAAGAATAATCTATGGAAAATCTGTGATGGAGGAGCCGATAAAGACGATGTAATTGCTGTTACAAAACGTGTAAATGGCGGTACGCATGGGCTTGAGGATAGATTAGCTAAATTCAGCCTATTCAACTCATTACTAAGTTAATCACATATCCGAATACCTTCATATATTTGCACTAATGAAAGACAATGTAGTAGATAAAGTTAAAGCGTGGCTGATGCCACTTTTACTAAGCGGATTCTGCTATATCTTCTATAGCGACATAAGAGAGATGAAGTCTGACATTAAGATACTACTAGGACAGAGTAGAGAATACTCAATAAGAATAACAACAGCGGAAAGAGACATATCAGAACTAAAAGGTAAAATAGCAATATATGAAAGATACCCTGCAAAGCATGAGGAGTTTTATGACACCAAAAAGAATCTTAGGTAGTCTAGTTGCAGTTGTATTTATCTTAATGGTCGTTTTTGTGAAAAAATCACAAAAAGAAATCAAATTAGACCTAATAAAGTACGATTCAGCCATAAATAGTGCTAAAATTGAGATAAAATCTCTAGAATTAGAATCAAAGGAGAAAGAGAAGAAAGTAGCATCTAAAGAATATTCAGTTAAAGAAATATACATTCAGTATGAAAAAGATACTACTTATGTCAATAGTATGTCTATTGACTCTATCCAAAGCTGGTTCTCAGACCGTTACAAATAACGATACAGTAAAAATACACGTAGACATAGCAAAGAAGGTCATTAAGGACCTTTTATTATTAGATGCTACAAAGAAGCACAATGACACATTGGTGTCAATTTTGAGCCTTAAAAACGACATTATTGCTAATAAGGACCTACAGATAGAGAACTATAAGAAAATAGGCTTAAATCAAGAGATAAAGCAAGCTATTTATGATAGTGAATTATCCAAGAAGACTATGGAGTTGCGTAATGTTAACAGAAAGCTATCCATACAATCTAAGCTTAAGTGGGTATATCTAGCGGTTGGAATAGTAACAACAGCATTAATACTCAAATAGCTATCTTGATGGCTTCTCTTTCTTAGAGAAGTCTATTTTAACCTTATCGTACTTGTATACCAACTTTCTTCTTTCTTTAATTCTAACTTCTAGCATTTCATTTAGCTTATTTATCTCTGAGTTTAGAAGTTCTACTCTTTCGTTATCTTGCAGCGATTCGTAAAGTGGTATCATTGTATTAAATATTTAGGGATGCAATATAGAACATATAATCTAATCATGGAAGGCGAAATTGACAACTCTGAAAAGATTGTTGTTAAGTCGTTTGTTATATCTAAATCTACTGACTTAGATGAGGTTCTAGACATGGCAGAACTAGCTGGCTCAGTGTCTATAACAAAAAATGGAACGAGCCATGAAAATGACCCGTTCCTTATTAAGACAGTTAGAATGAATTAAAATATGTGAACAAATCTTGCTATCTGACCATGCAGTTTATGATGCAAGAATCCTTCAACAGCTTTAGGGGCATGAGTATAACCATTACGGTGATGCCAACTATCTGTTCCTGATGGACTTCTTAGTGTCTCAACATTAACACCCATATAATCTTTAGAGCGTTTGTGATGCAGGTGATGTACATAGAAGTACTTATGCTTACACTCTGACCAATCTAATCCAGCCTCATGAGCCATTAGCATAGGTAAATCAGCCTCTTTTGCTCCGTCTCCATGAGTTGTACCTATTAGGTTATTATGGTATCTAAAATACTTTCTATGAGCTATTGAGCAGTTGAATACAACAGCCTTATCTTTTGAGAACCAACTGTTTATTGTATCTGCCAGGAAGAAACCATTAGTATAGTCGTGATTTGATGGGTCATACTGAACGTATACGTCAGCAATCTCTCTAAGAACTTCTATGATTTCTATGTGCATTTGCTTTGCAATCAAGAAGTTGTCATACCACATGCCATCTGTATCTTGTGGAGTACCTGATGTAGTTTGTCTCTTTGGGGTATCTACGTGTAAAATATCGTTTCCTATTACGTAAAGGATTCTATCTTTTTTGAAACCACTAGATTTCTCTATGATTCCATACACACCTTCCATAACTCTTTTTACAGCTATATCTACGTTGTAATCTTCTCCTGTCTCAAATGCACTAGATAATTTACCTATGTGAATATCTGCTGGGTCAACAACTAACAAATGATAGTCGTCTTGTTTTAGAACTCTGTCTCTTGTTGGGTATTTATACTGAGGAGCATACTTAGTCATAGAATCGATAATCTCGTCTCTAACTTCCATATAACCCTTTCCTCTGTTTGCTACATTAATAGAGAAGTGGTCTCCCTTGAACCAATAATGTTTTACATCTTGTATGGGGATTCCGTTTAACTCGCACTCGTTAGCTAGAGCTTCGTGTCTAGTTCTAATGTCTTTTAGAATCTCGAATTCCTCTTGCGTAATGCGAGGTCTGATTTGGTTGTTCATTGTTTATTTGCTTTATTGGGTTTAGTTTTTTCTCCTACCCCTTTTCGCACTTTTCTTTACAGCAGATAGGTCATTTGCTTTTAGCTTGGCTATTAGCTCTATGCATTCTGTTTGAGATGAAGGGAAGAATATCTCCGGAGTGAACTCTTCCCTAGAAGACAAGAAGTATTTAAATAACTTCCATCTTAATTTATTCTCGGGTCTAAAAAAACCCTTGGTATCAACGATGACTGGAAAGTCTTTTGGATACACTACAAAGTCGACTGTTAAAGTCATTTTCCTTAACGTCTCACTATTGTATTTTATTTTATCAAAGAGTACATATTCTACTTGAAACTCGAACCTTAACTTACTTTTAACAAGTAGCTCATACATATAGAGCTCTAATTTAGAGTCGAATTTAAGTCCATGCTTATGTACCTTTTTTATCATTTCTTGCCTCTAGCTCTTTTGTCTCCAGGTTGGTCTGACTTTGAGCCACGGTTAGCTGATTCTGACTTAACCTTTAAGCCTGACTTGGTATGAGCCATGTCTTTCTTATCTCCGTTACCATAGGTTCCGGCTTTTCTATTGGCTTTATTAAGTTCAGTACGCTTTTCTACTTGCTCTTTCTTTTTATTGAAAGCCTTGTCATAGTCAGCCTTTTTCTTTTTAGATTCAGGGTTCTTGTCGTAGAACTCTTGTGTTTTACCTTTCATATTATAATTTTTCTATTTCAGATTTAAGATATGATAATGAACTTCTAAGTATCTCCACCTGATAGTGCATCTCTTTGATTAACAGCTCCATTACTTCATCATAAAAAAGCACATCTCCCATCTCTGCATTGAGTATATATTTCTTCTCATTTGCATTCTTACCACTCTCTTGGTCTAACAAAGGTAGCTTTTGTAGTGCATATTTGTTGCATAAATATGTAAAAGATGCTTTTGTATGGGCAGCTAGGGCCTGAACTGACTGAATACTCTCCATCTGCTTTAGTACTGCTGTTGGGTTATCCATATCTACGTTATTGGCTATAACCTTACGAACAGCGTCGTAGTTATTAACAGCCGCTTCAAACTTTCTGTTAAGAATATCATCTTTAAAAATCTCTCTCATATATTATTGTTTAAATAGTTCGTGTATTGGTATTAAAAAACCTTTAGATGTATCATTGTCTCCGCCATTCATTAAGTATCTACCTTCCTTATGAAACTTCCTTAGTTTATCTTTAAGGATAGTAACATCTAGTATGATGGCTGATTTAGATTCATCTATAATGTATATCCAATAATGAGCATCTGATGTAGATACTCCCGAAGGTTTTCCTCTTGACTCGTATTCTATAAATACATTGCCTGTTTTGTGAGCCAACCTATCAGTCTTTACTTCTACCTTCTTACCACTAGTAAATATATCATTTACCCAATCCTCTCCAACAGTTCCAAAGTCTAAGTCGTGCGTGAAGCTAGATGAGTATTTCATTTTTTATTTTCTTTTAAATACTTCTCGTAATCAATGTGCCTTATTGCGTAAGGCTTACCGTTTCTATCTGTTATCTTACCATTACCTCTTAGCTTTGAATAAGAGAATTTACCTTGACTTGCACCTAAAAACTTTAAGCAGTCACTAACTCTCCTAAATACTATTTTATTCTTTGCTCTCTCCTCTATTGGAAGTGTTAAATCATATAGAGCAATGGGTGTGCTCTCGAAAACATTTTCAATATTTACTTTCATACTTAGAACGGGATATTTTTTGATGTTGGTTTAGGAATTCTTTTAATAGGCGTGTCTCCATATAAGTCAACGAACTCAACACCTCCTCTTAATTTTAAGATGACAGGGTTCTTTGACTGCGTAGGATTTCCGCCAGTGTCTTTGTTTCTAATCTTGTGCACGTAGATTTCCGTGTTCATCCATGTAGCTGCATCATATATATTTCTATGAATAGTTATGAAGTTGTCCGTCTTATTCATTAAGACAGAGCCACCCTCAGCATCTGCTGCCCTTGGTGGAAGTTGGTTACCATCCTTGTCAACAGTCCTTTGTGCATTAGTATTAGTATGAACAGATAGGAATGTGCTGATGTTATGCTTCTTAGTGAATAGTAATATTTCTGAGTATGCTCTAACATTGTAATCATATTGCGTTGCTCTACCTAACTCCATACTTAGTGAGTTGTATGGGTCTATAAGCAATCCTTTTATTGAACGATATTTAGCTGTGGTAATGACGTTATTTAATATGTCTTTATATGTTACCATATCTAGATTGTTCATAATAAAAAATCTATCATTTACCCATTTCATAGCTACTTCAAAAATATCTTGTGGTACATCTTTAATCTTGTACCCTGTATAATATTCTATGAGCCTCATTTTTATTGATGCGGTCTTGTTCTCTCCCGAGAATATAAACCAACCCCAATCGTATTTATGTGCAGCAAGAAAAGCTAACCATAAGTTGATAGTTGTCTTGCCGGTATTAGCGTGAGAAAGTATTCCATAGAACTCTCCTTCTTTTAAAAGCAAGTGTTCATCTAGGTCTTTATATCCATATGGCATACCCATTGGAATCATGCCATGCTTAAACTTATAAATATAATCTTCATCAGCTATGTTATCTGAAAGAAACGATAACTCTTGGTCTATAATACCAAGGTCATGCTCTACATTTAACAGTTCAGAATTAACCTCTGTTAAAGGTCTTGTCATACCGAATCTTAAACCGTCTTCGATAGTTTTCTTTGCTAATGATATATCATCTACATTTCTTTTTGAAATCTCATGTATCAATGTTTCTCTTGCCACATCATACTCCATGATTCCGGCAGAAACATATCCACCCATAAGGTTTGATGCAGACAATAAAACTTTATGCTTTTCCCCATCAGGAGCCTTCCTAATCATACGAGCAGCTACATCTAGCTTTCTATAATCGGTAGATATTTGCGATAGGTTTATTGCATCTCCAAAAGAAACAGCTTCTTCTTGTTCTAGTTCGTAAAAAGGAACAGCAATCTCATTGATGTAAATATCTGGGTCATACGATAGGAATAAAATACGACTCTCGTTTTGTGCAGTAGTATCCAGGAATGGAAATTTCTTACATAGTGCTCTATAATGCTCTCTATGTTTATTGCCGTCAGATATTCTAACTAGACCATGAAGACCTCTACCTGATGATGATGTCCACAATGCGTATACATAAGGCTCATGCATTAATGCTTCCTTTAACTCTTCAACATTGTCTATTGAATCAACATCAATAGGTACTAATGAGCTGTGTTTTGTAAGCGACCTATCATTTCTATATGACTCTCTTCCAGAGTCAGCTATCGGCCTTCTAAACTCTCCTGCGAAGCATACACATGGTAACTCCTTTTTGAGTTCTGTTCTCTCGGATTTGTCTTCCGAGTTCCTAATCTTGTTTATAAGTTCTAAATTCTTGCCACCTGTCTTGATGGAATGCAATACGTTATCAACGGATGTGTAAATTGGATTACCTACATCCGAGTAATGTTTAAATACTGTGACGTTCATAGCTTAAAGTTGAGAGAATCCGGTATTGGAATCGAACCAATATCTTATCCGTACGAATAGTTTTACCATTAAACTAACCGGATTACCAACTAGATGCAGTTCCCATTAAATAATTCGCGATTAATAATTTAATTAATTTAGATTGATTATTTACTGCAACTAGTGTGGTCTTTTTTTTCTAGAATGGTAGGTCGTCATCTGCTTCCTTAACAGGAACTCTTTCTTGAGTTGCAGACTTTGTTGGAACCCATGTGTCTTGAACAGCGAACATGTTAGAGCCGAACTTATCCGGACTCTTTCTATTCTTTAATTCAACTTTTACAGAGCCCTTCTCATCTTGAAGTTTAGCTAACTCTTCGGTTAACAACTTAACATCAATAAGGAACTTAACGCCATACTGACTAGACTTGGCAAACTTGATGCCATTAATGTAATTGGTTTGTGACATTTGCTTTTGGTTTACTTTTTTGTTACATTGATTTGAATATCGTATCCTAGTTGGTCAAATACATCTAGTACAGCCCCTATGGATACTGTTCTTGGTTTACCCTTCACATCTTTATATTTCCCTGAATAGTTTGCAAAGAACCAGTAGAAGTGTGACTTATGGTTTTTAGGTATTTCTTCTAACTGCTCTGCTAAACTTGGGAATGATTTTTGTAATTTGCTTTTGTTTATATACTTGAGGCGACTCATTTAACCCTCCTTACGTGCTTTACTTTCCCAAACACTATTTTTACATCATATACAAATGGTTCATTATTGTGGAATGTATACATTCTAATATCCTTATCCCCGTTGTATCTTTTAGTACCTAAAGGAACAGCCTCCATCTTTTTAGAAAAGAGGCCATTCTCGTCGGTATTATCTACTAACTGAAATTCGTAATCTTCGTATGTTACATTGCTATCTCTCACGGTAAACTCTAGCCACTCTCTGTCTAGGTCGTGAGTTTGGAATATTAAACCTCTCTGAGTTGTTTCAGGAAGCTCATCCATCCATTTAATTATGTCGAATCTTTTTGACATTGAATATATTTATTGCAAATATACAATGTTTTTTAGCAATTTATCCACTACTTATTAACTTTCGTCATCCAACCTGGAAGAGAGAGGGTATTTTCATTGTTTACCTTCCAATCTATGCCCACATTGAATCCATCTGCTATCATACAGCCTAAGAAGTCATTAGCCGCCTTTTTGATGGCGTATTTGCCTATTTCAATGAACTCTTGGTCAGGAATCATGAATCCAAAATCAAAAACAGAACCTGTCTGAATAATTAGGTATAAGCATTTCTTACCTGTTACTTCACTGTATAGGCCTGCCTGCCAATGGTACTTAAGGTCTGCGAATCTCTTTTGTATATTGCTATAAGAAGCATCGTCAATAGTCTTTACTTCTAGGAAGAAATCATCAGCCTCTCCGTCAATATAACCAGTAAAAGGTAGTCCTGATAGTTCATATTCAAACTTTCTTTCTCTATGTGTTAGCTTAGAAATAATGTCAGTAAATTCAGTTGATTGATTCATTATATCAATCATTGATTTTGCATTGCTCCATTGAGCAGATGTTACAATCTCTTTTCCTTGAGACATTTCTTCTGCTTCTTTCCATTTAGCTTTACCTTCTGATGTTCTTCTATCTACATCCGGCATGGCAAAGAATCTAGATTCAACCGTATCAGGTTCTAGTATGTGAGCATGCACTAGGCTACCGAATCTCATTGCATCTGATGGCTCTCTTTTAGAGTTTACATAATGCACATAGTGAGCTGGACTTTTGTCAAACTCTTTGATTGAAGAGAAGCTAAGTGGCCTGCTCTTCAAAAACTCTAAATCTACTTGCATGATTCTAATTTTTTAGTTACGTATAATCTAAACTCCTTATTACTCTTTACATCATCACTCATCTTTTTAGATAATGCTATAACCTCTTCTTTCGTTTTACACTTATCTATAGAAGATTTAATATCATCAGTAAAAAGATTGTTAGAGTAATCTACAAGAGCCTTATCGTGTTGCCCTTTAAATACATCTATACCGATTCCTATATACGAAGCTATCTTGGTAATAGCATCAGTTGCTGCACCTTTACTAGCATCTCCAATATCATCGTTTGTAGATGAAGCTACGCACTCATAATATATACCATATTCTGCAGCTTCAAATCTTGTTTTCATAAGTGCTGTGTACTCTGTACGTTCAGCTCCTGCCTTTGTTATCTTAATGTTCTTTACTAGTGCAAGCGGATTGTCAATTAAATCAGTTTTAATTGTCCAACCTCCGATACCAAAAACATCATTAAATCTCTCTGTTACGTAGATAGCTTTAATAGTAGATAGGTTTTGCTTTGTTGGGTGTGGCATAACAGCTTCTTTAGGAAGCGGCTTTTTAATTAGAGCTACTTGCTCTTGGGATAATGTTTTCATTTTCTAGTATGTTTTTAACTTTTGTATATAAATCGTTTAGGTTTCCGTCGTTATTAATTACCCCATCGAAGTTCCATCTATCTAAATCAATCTCAGAAGGATGATTATTAATCGGGAAAACTCCAGGCCTATTAATTCTAAGTATTACGCCACCTCTTTCTTTAATAGCTATAGCTTCATTAGTAAACCTACAATCTGTTATAATCCAATTAGGCAAAGGCTTATACCATCCTTTCATAGTTCCATCATCTAGTATCTCCATACCTGTTTCGTCTCTATACTCGGACATAAGTGCGTTTACCCAAGCGTTTCTATGTAAGCCTATTCTAATGGCTTCGGTTCCTAGTATTTGAAGAAACTCTCTTACACTCATTTGTACATGGTTACCCCTTCTATTTGCCCACTCGTTACCGAGCATTGTATTCTTGAAGTCTTGGTCTTCAAAGTTCTTTTCAGGTATTCCTGTTAGAATAGAAGCAACCATTTTTAATTTTCCTGCAAACTTCCTTACTTGCCAATCTTTATTAGATTGAATCTCTTGTATCATTTTAGCTACTTGGTCTTTACCTGAGCTAGCGTATCCGCTTATTCCTATAATCATTTTGTTTCTTTAAATTTTTTTGAAAATTCGTAATAGTCTTCATCTATCACAAACGCATCTCCGTATTTAGTATATAGCGTTGTTTTGTTGTAACACTCGTCTTCCGGATTAGGAGAAGACAACTTGATAGCCGAAACATCTTCTAGTCTTAATACCATTGGAAGCCATATACACTTTTCATCATCAAAGCATTGCACAAAAGTATCTACCATACTAAATACTTTTTACAATAGTTTTTTCTACGAAATCAACTTTTACATCCACAAGCTCAGATAGCATAATATATAACTGAAGAGCTTCTGCGTAATTTAGTTTAATAAATGTTCCATTTTCATTGAATGTAAACTCATATCCATTTCCATTATCATCAACATACGCTATCCTCTTATTTCTAGCGGCAGTTGTCCATAACCTATCATCTGATGTCCATAGTTCATTTAGCTCGTTAAAATTAAACTCGTGCTCATATGTTCCTCTTTGCAGGTCTTTAATCATGATTTCTTTCATAGCTTATGTTTATTTATTTTCTAATATCTTTTTAACATCAATAAAGTGTTGTGCTCTAGATGTCTTTCCTTCTTCGGTTAACTCATCTATAATATTGTCAACCATTAGTATGCTTGTATCTTTTACAGCCCTATCTGAATGTATTTCAGGAACAAGATGAAGGTGTGTTGGAACGCATGCCCAAACTCCTATTCTTATTATCTTACTAACCTCCATCATAATGTTGTTAGCTGTTTGCTCAGGTGTCGATATCATTTTTTGAATATTTTTGTTTTATTTTTCCTATTACTTCTAGATACAATTCTTTAAAAGATTCATCTCTAACTACTAGATTGTCAAATTGCTCAATACCATATCTAATAGTTGTATGGTCGTACCTAGGTTGTCTTAGTGTAGCCATCGTGTCTCCGATACTATCTAGAGTATGCCCTAATAATCTAGCTAATTTGAAATATATAAATCTCATGTTCACTAACTCCATTTTTCTTGAGCGGTTTCTAAGCCTTGCTACATCGTGTATAAATAGCCTATCCCCATGCATCTCTAATAGAATCTCATCTATAGTATCTCTAAGCGTCAGTAAAGGTATATTAGGTATATCCGAATCGTCATCCATCATTGTTAAAACATGCGGCTCATAACCAATCTTCTCTTTGAATTCTAGCTTAAATTCCGCAATAAGTTTAGCCTCTAACCTTCTCTTGTAAATAACAGTATCTATACTTAGTTCCGTGTTTTGTAAATAATCATTCTTCATCCAATCGTTCGTTTTAACAAAGGTAATTTTAGTGTTGCTAATTAGCAAATTTATTTTGATGATAGTGAATCTTATAAGATATCTTTAACATCCTTATTGTGCCCATTTGTGACACTTACATTCATATACCTATCATTGTAATACTTGTCTATAACAAGCCTTTTCCATGGGCCAGTGTGTCCATCTTCATCGAAGGCGTACATCATTGCATCGTGAATCAAGGTCTTCTCATCTGCTAGTAACCTTGCATAATTATCTACTAACCATGAGTCAAAGTCATTCTGATTCATAGAAGATTTAGCTGTTAATACAGCTTGTATTGGTGTTATCATTTATTTGATTTTAAATATTACGTCAGTGGTTTCATTTTCTCCATTTTTTAATGTAATGGATTCTACGATAAGGTCTTCGTATTCTCCTCTTGGCCAAAACTTGGCTAGGTTATCACCTATGATTATATAAGGTCCGCCCGATGGGTCTACCATGTCAATACTAGTGTCATCTGCTATGCCATACCGCATCCATGTTCCTCCTTTCATGATAACCTCATTGCCGATATGCTCAAAGATTACCTTGTCCCTATACCTATTGTGATATACAACCTTGTTATCTGCACATTCCTTACAATAAATATCTTCGGTAAGCCCAGTATTTATTATGACCTTACAATGATGACAAAGAGTTGCTCCCGCACCTCCGTTGTACTTATGTATTGGTTTCTTTTCCATCTTGTTCTAGTATTTTATTACTCTTGTCTATTAGGTATACCCATAATATTGATATAGGTATTGATACAATAAAAGATATAGCAAAGGATATTATATACGATTCCATATCAATCTTTTGTTTGTTTGTAAATAGATATGCAGCCTAATACAGTTACTATACCTACTAGTGCTATTAATGTTATTGCTATCATAGTTATTTTATTCTCGACTTTAAATCTGTTATAAACTCATCTCTTTGGTTAATCAGGTACTTCTCCCTTTCTATTAGCCTCTGTCTCTCTTCTTCTGTTAGTTTTAATATAAGGTCTTCCTTTGCCTTAATCATAGCCTTATACTCATTCATTTGACCTGTGAATAAGGTATTCTGATAGTACATTATACCCACTAACAGTATGATTGTAAATGACTGTTCTTTTAGCTTGCTTAGGAAAGTATCCGCATAGTTAGTTGGTTTATTCATAGGTTATTTGTTTTGGTTATTTGATTTTAATATTATTTCATAAATTATTTTAAACTCGGCTTGCATCCCATCTCTAAAACCATTAGTATAAGTTTTTGCATCTTCCATTTTTGACATGAAAAAGTGCAAAGTAAATCCTAATACAAAGCCAGCCAATAATGTACCTAATCCTAGTATTACGGTCATAGTATTCATAGTTATTTGTTTTGGTTATATGCTAAATGTATTCCAAGTGCCATTATTCATAAATGAATTATCTTGGTTATAGGTTTGGTTGTAATACCTTTCTCCGCTAAACATTGTTTTATTTATTTCCAATGCCTCATCTAAATCACATGCTTTGTAGCCATTTTCAAAGTCATTTACTATCTGCTCTTTTTCTTTTTCAAGGTATTTCCCTGCGTCAATAATTGCTAAAACTCCATCAAAAAATATTACTTCGTGAAGATTTTTTGTTTTGTTCAGCTTTATAAACTCTAATTGCTCAACCAATTCTTGCATTGCTGTTTTCATGTTATCTTCTAATGTTTATAGTAATGTTTAACCAACTTATTTCTAGTAACCACCATGTGTATATGTTTATAGATGGGGTTAGTGCAAAGTAGAACCTGTTCTTGAATACTGATACTTTCATATTATTTGTTTTTATAGGTGCATATCTGGTTCTATATCCAAGCAAAAGGGTACTAACCTAAACTTGAATTTTCTACCACTCTATATATGTAACTAGTGGCTTCATAGCTCAACATCATATCCCTATATCTAAGGGAGTAGTAGTTTTTAAAAACCTTTGCTTGTCGGCAGTTGTCAACCAGTAAGACATTGCTACCACTTTTACTACTACTTATATCTCCGAATTAGCCAAACGTATTGCGCAAAATCTAATTCGTTAAATGATAAGAACTGTAAACTTTCATTTATCTGCTTTGTTACTTACAGATTAGGATTGAAACGCTGTTAAGACCTAAAAGAAAAACCCCACCTCTGGGTAGAGAACGGGTGGGGATTCTTTTAAGCTATGTCTATTAACAAGTCACTGAGGAAGAATCATTTGCCAGTCTCTACTCTGTAAATGAGGATACAAAGGTATATAATTTTTTGATAATTACAATTATTTCCTAACATAAATATCCACATCTCTCAATAAATTGTCAAATACATCTTCCCAAAAGTCATATCCTTCAGGACTCATACCCCAAACAAATGCAGATGCAACAGCCCCTGACGGACTACTAACATCTACATCTAGTCCAGGTTCATATATAATATTAGCCATGGCTTTATCATATAGTTCCGGAGTTAATTTCTCTATCAAGTGCTGTCTTACTGTCTTCATTTAGCTTATCATTGAAGTTTTTTAATAAATCTAATAACTCTCTAACAGTTTCCTTATCGAACTGCTTATGGATTAATACTTCCATGCCGTATTTAAAATACCTAGCACTAAACACTACTATGAATCTAATAACGTTCAGTAATATAATAAACAGTACAGCTGGATAGGCTATAATCCTGAATAAATAATCTACTACTTTCTGCATACGTAAATAAAAAATATAATGTAAAATAATATCATTGTCCACCCAAATATTATTAATCTAGGGTATGGCTCGTGTTGCTTTTCTTTCATAATTAATATATATCTCGTTCATCGAATCCAAAGTCCTCATCCTTAATCTTTTTTATCTTCCTATCAATAATATAAGTCATTGATAAACAAGCAATAACAGTTATTACAACCATTAATAAAATCCCAATAAAGAATCCTTGTATCATATGTTTTAGTTTGTGCAAGAACAATCGTATGCCGGTGACAAGTTTGATAGGTCTTGCTTTTTGAATAAATCTGATTGCGATATATTAAACAACTCTTTGTAGGTGGTATCCTGAAAGTATGTTCTATTAGTTCCTGCCTTAGCAGACATCTCTTCATCTCTTATCCATTCCTTAGCTAACTCAGGATAATCCCTCATAATGCTTATTAAAACATTTTTACCTTTAAGAAAACATAATGTACAGTTACCTAGAATAGATGGTATAGATAAATCATATGGCTTATTCTTCCAATAGTCTATCACCATGTCCTTTGTTGTACCGTTATCATAAAGAGGGAACATAGGCTTAATATATTTAACTCCTGGATTATATGACTTAACCCTTCTTTCTTCATCAGCTCTAAATCCTACAAGCCACTCGTAGTCTTGCTTGCCATACATCTTACGTATGTACCTCTTTGCTGTACGTATCTTTAATTCAACAGTGCATATTCTCTTTACCCTATTAGGTATCTGACGGAATCCTTTTTTCTCTAACATACCAGTAAATCCTCCTTCATAACTAATCCTAGTAACAGGTATACCTTCATTCTTCTCGAAGTCGTCTATGAATTTATATGTTCCTTCATGTTCTCGCATAGTGTCGGTAAACAGAACAATATCTCCTTCCCTATAATTCTGTATGGTCATCAATGCTGATGTTCTACCGCCACTAAAATTGATTATTCTTTTCATAATTATTCTGTTTCATTACTGATATACTCCATAACCTTATAATGTACCTTCGGTTCAATAAGTTCTAGGTATTCTAAACCATGGGCGTACCTAGATATTAGTACTTGCGTATGGAATAATTCCTTAGACATGTCTGAATTCTGCTCCCTTAAATTACTTACCTGAATCCTAGCTACAATAAGGAACACAAGTAAAACAGCCCATAATAAATACCCTGCAATTTTTTTCATATATATAGTTATTAGTTTAAAAAAGTTGGTTGTTCTGGCACAACCATAAGCCCCTCTGCATTCTTTATGGGTATTATAACTTTCGGATAGATGGGAACCCAATGTCAAGAATGCTGTGTCTATCGCAGCCACGAGGATGTAGCACAAGCGTTATGTCCTCCTTCTATCCTTATCTCTTATGCCTATACTTAATGTGGTAATAGGCTTGAAGGCATAGTGTATATAGCACTATGACATCAATTAATATTGTCTTGGGTAACTTCATTTTCTATATTTTCTTCGTATGACATAATCTTAAATGACCTTTTGTTTAACTTTAAGGCGTCATTCATAAACAGTTGGAACTTCTTGTATATGTCATCGTTATACCATAGGTAGTGGTATAGTCTAGCCATTTCCATTTGTCTTTCTAGTGGCGTTAAATCTTGAAATTTATTTTCCATTGTTACGATTTTTAATAGTGTAAGATATAATAGATGTAGATAATATGTATGTCATCTTCTCATTGAATTGATAATCAGCTTCTTCTACTGTTATGTGCTTTAGTAGTTCAGAATCTTTACCTGATAGTATATTCCTCAACTCAATACAATAATCAATATCATACTTATCAAAGTAATGCTCTCTTGCAAAATCAAATACATGATTAAAGAGATTATCTTTTACCCATTCATCATATACGTAATCAGCGTCTATCATATCCTCTTGTTGTCCATTATATAACTTACTCATAAAATTAAATATTAATTGCTAAATAGCAATGTTTTAAATGTTAAAATTTTCCCCATTGTTGAGCGATAGCTTTTGCTATGCCTGGAAACGTCTTACTTCTTAATGTTCTTCTTTCTGCTGCCGTCTTAGCATTTGCCAATGCATCTGCATACCATTTAGGATGCGATTTGCCGGACTTAAATATAGTTCGCTCACCTTTTCCTACAACATTTGTAGGCTCTAATTTTGGTAGGTTTTTGAGCCAAAGACAAGTGGTCTTGGTTGCCTCATCTCCGAACATCCATGGCTGTATGATTTGGTCAGGCTTTCTAATTAGTGTAGATATAACTGACACCGGATTCTCTATGGCTATCCTAGGTATATTAACAGCCATTAAATCAGATACAAATTCTATGGCTAAATCTCTGTACATGTATCTCTCTCTGTTAACAGTACCATCTTTGTTATACAGCCACCTAGCACCACTTACTGAAAGATATGTGCATGGCGGATGAGCAATCATTAAGTCCCAACCATGATTGGCGTATAGAAATACGTCTCCTTGCAAATGCCATTCAGGATGTCCGCCACTACAATCCAATAGGTCGCACGAGTATGCCTCATGACCCAATGCTCTAAATTCTTTTGTTATTGTTTGGCTCTCTTCACAAGCCACAAGTACTCTCATATATTAATGTATTGTTGGTAAGACTCCATTTGAGCCGTAAAATAGTACACCACCATCGTTGCCTTCATCATCCATTGATAGCATACAAGACGTTCCGTCGTCTAGAAAAAAGCATAGAGACCTACTACCCCAACCCATCATCTCCATTTCTTCATCGTTAAGGTATCTAGCTTCTACTATCTTTTTACCTACTAATACTTCTTTAGCTTTCGTGTTCCAGGTTGATACGTAATCTTTACTCATGGTAATAATTTTATTTTTTAAAAAATTCAGCCTCTACTAAATCAAATTCCCACTTACTTTCAGGAAGCTCTCCATTATCTTTTCTTTCTTTATTATGCCTACGAAACCATTCATCAAAAGCACTTGGAGAATCAACAATAGCCTCTATGCTGTTATCTTCTTTGTAAATAATTGCATACATTGTTTTCATATCTATTAGTTTTTATTAGTTATTTATCATTGTATAAATACTATCCACTGATTCATATACAAAAAATGTTGATACCATTGCTCCTATGGTTCTTATTTCGGTACATGATGTTGTAAATCCGTTATCGTTTATTTTACAGTTTTTTACCGATATTATTTGATTAACGCCTATTAGTGTTGGGGTGTCTTTATTTAATTCTGTTACTTTAATAATATTTTGCATAATATTTAATTTGGTTTTGTTTTTTCTATGATTGAATAATATTTATCGTATAAGTCATTGAATATATCTTGTGCCTCATCGGTATACTCTAACACGTCTGCGTCATTGTCTTTATATATCTTTATAGAGTTTTCCCAATCTTCGTGAAGCCTTTCACTAGCTAGTTCACTGGCTAATTCTATTATGTTTATTGTTATATTCATAATTAATTTAATTGTTTATATGTTTCATAAATTTATTGATACATTCTAGCTCAGATTGTTTTAAATCATTCCATTCACTTTTATAGAATTGTTCGTATAAATCAATAGCCTCTTGCCACATAACATCTATTGCACTATAATTTTGATTTTTTAACTGAATTGCTATTGCAAAAACTCCGTAAGAATTCCAGTGTTGTGAATCAAAGTGTGTTTTAATATCTTCCATTACATCAATGTTAATTTGCTAATTGTTTTTGATTATTAGTAATATGCTTTTGAGCCGTATACATATCGCTCTCGTATATATCGAAGCATGATTTACATACTATCGCATCGAAGTCATGTAAGTACTCAGCATCTCCTACTTTGGATATGTTGTTACAATCTTCGCATACGAACTCATCATCTTTAAGGTAGGCTTTCTTCTTTGTATCAAGTCCTAGCCAGCTATCATATGAATCCCAATCATATGAATCATACTTCTTGTCTTTGGTAGTATCGTTCAACTTATTATATCCGCCATATCCACCATAATATCCCGTGCCATACCCATATGACTTCTCTGCCTTATGCTTGTAAGTATCAGTCATACTAAACATAATCTCATATACCATGAGCATACAGTTACTAACATCATCGAATACTACAATCTCATCATCGCTATGTGGGTTGTAGTAGCCACAACTCATGTTAGCAACCGATACGCCAACGCCATCAAGTGCAAGTTGATACACATCAGTCATTCCGCCATCAGAAAACTCATAGCCATATTGCTTGATGATAGTGAGAACATCTGCAGAGAAGGCGGAGCTCTGCAACTCCAAGCCAAATATGTTATTAACAAAATCTTTGTTACCCTTCCTATCACACTGCAACACAAACCTAACATCCTCGAAGAATTCTAACATGGCATCGCTACTGCCAACACAACCTACCTCCTCATCACGAAAGAATACAACCTTTACATTGTCCAGGTGCTTGAGCATAGTAAGGCATATGAATATACCTACCTTGTCATCACCACCGCAACCACTAGGCATATTAAGACCTCTATCGAAACCCATTGCACAATAGTCATCATGCATAATCTTGAATCTATCTTGCGGTATAATCTTGTGCACTGTATCCATGTGAGAAACTATGCATGGGTATGAATCTGCCACACCTTTTGATGCATAGATATTTCCGTTATCAATAACGTAATCTATATTCATTTCATCAAGTCTATCCATGATGAAGTTCTCCATGTCAACAGAGTTATAAGTTTCTGACTGAACGGATAGTATGTCTATTAGTAGTTGCTTGTTAAACATTTTCTTCTTCTTTTAATTGTTCTAAATAATCTTCAACGCTATCCTTGTGTACGAATATGTATACCTCTACCTCTACCATATCATCTGTGTGATATGTGTTACCAGTATGTGCACACTGAACGGCATCATCTTCGTGAATAGTATCTCCGTCATATGTTTCTTCTGTATCATCTACATGATAATACTCTCCTCTAGAATCAACATACACAATACTATCCGAACCCTCTGCATAATAATATCCATCTACCTCAATAGAATCCCTATCAAGCACCCTATATCCGTCTCGTGTTGATACTGTATTATCTATGTGCGTAGTGCCTCTCCAACTAACTTGGTCAGTGCAGTAATCTAAATAAACAGCATCCTCTTCACTAATAGTACAATCGCTAAAATCATCATACACGCCATTCTCATCATAGCCTCCGTCAGTGCATCTTAACGTATGAGTATAGTCGTCATCTCTGTTGGATAAGGAATTGTTATTTTGATTAAGATACATGAACGTATCCATGTACGGATACTCGCAGAAGTCAGCATCGGATAACTTTACAACAGCTGTCCAATCGCTACAACTAGCACCTGCATACATATCGAACTCATGATGATGGCATGACTGCTGAGACTTGTAATAGTAATCGTTGTCGATAGCCCACTTGATAAACACTTGCCTAACTCTGTCAGGAGAATAGATAGTATCCATTGCCTTCCTACCGTTCTCGCACTCCCATAGTAACGCCCTACCTACAATCTTACCAATCGTATCTTTGGCTACTAACATCTTGACATTGTTCTCTACATATATGTCGAAGTAATCTTGACACGAGCCGTACCGCATACATGAACCCCACAAGTTACTACCACTATCTGCAAGTTGGCTATAGTTATCCTCATAGTAACCCCAACGTATATCTTCGCCTGAGAATACTTGCATGGTTAGCGTTCTACCTTCTCCGTCTTCATCTCCGTTAATACCTATGTACGACCTTACCATGTTGCCGAACTGCTCGAAGTCCTTATCTGTCAGCGTAATCTTATGATACAGTTCATCTCTTATCTCATCATCTTCATGTAGTATTTTTCTAGCTATCTTGCCTGGCTTCATCTCTTGCCTACCTTCACGTGCCCATCTTCCGCTATCATTAACAACGTGCGGCTTACCCTTTGGTAGATAAGAAAACATTTCGCCACGCATAGTTACATAGTCACAAAATAAACTTTTGTCAGAATAGTTAAGCATTAAGCTAGCTACTATACTATGGTTCTCCAACTCCCTTAACATAGAGCGTGTTGATTCGCTGAATGTAACAAGCCTATTCTCTCTAATCCTATAAAGTTCACGAGTTCTTGCACGTGCCTCTTCCTCCTTCTGCTCTGCTATAGCCTCCTCTATACGCTGTGCCTCCCTATGTTCTTCCGTGTACTTATCATACAGTTCATTCCAATACTCATGACCTTGTGGGGTATGACTCCAACGCATAGTCATAGTAATAGCTTGAGCCATTGATATGAATGTGTCGCTCTCGTCATACTCATTAGAATGCGAGCATCTACCACTCCTTACATTTTCCAGGGCCTGAGTCTTATACGGCTCAGGTAGTTCATTGAACCAATCTACATAAGTCTTCATAACATTTGATTTATAGGTTTTAGAATATATTTTTACTTAGGTTTACTTAGGTTTGAGAATATATGTTTCTTTAATTTTACATGATAAGTATTGTTGTCGTCATATGGCTTTATATCTCCGTTAAGGTATCTTACAAACCAATCCTCATTAGCCCCGTCATCTTTGCTCTCCAATATTAGAGTATCTACAAACTTACCTCCTGCATCGTACACGCCATCGTAACTGCAGTCAGTTAAAAAGCCTTTCTTATCTTCTAAATTTAATTCCCAAGTAACTGTTGTTACTGTTGTTACTGTAGTCTTTACAATCGTAGATGTATCTAATATTGTTTGACACCAATCATTTTCTTTTTGCTCCTGATATTCTCTCTGCTCTTCTGCTCTCTCTCTCCTGAAATCATCTAAATACCTTTGATGAAACATTATTTCTTTTTTATCTGCCTCGTTATATAGTTCTGTTACATCTACTCTATACTTATCAACCCACAACAATACAGTCCCGTCTTCACAATACCTCATGTCATGAATGTCTAATAAGAATCTATAATTCTTTCTAACAAATGATTCGTCAAAATTCTTAAACGCATCAGTACCTTTCAATTCTTGATACGTCATGTACATGTTACTTTTCATAGCTTTTTATTTAGAGGTTTAGAAATTTATCCGTGTATCCTGTTTCGTTTTTATTTGCATCTCTCACAATCAGAATGGCAAAAATTATCGACATGATTGGTATTACTACTAACATGTTACTTTCTTTTTAGTGAATAAAGATTTTACCGCAGAGCCTACAATGAATAGACCGAGCCCAATAAATACTACAAACAGAGTGTCGTGTACGACATGCAATAGATTTGACATAGCTTAATTGTTATTGATGATAAAATTTAATTCTTCTTTTAACCGCTTGACACATAGCTTTTTAGTATAGTAAGCCTTGTCGCCTGGCTGACCGTCTATGCTATATGTCCACATAGTGTACGCACTATCTTTATAGCTAGTTACGGACACAAAAAAGCCGGATACTATAGCTGTATAGTTACCGGCATTACACCTTCTAAATATCATATGCTTATATTTTACATCTCATATTCTGCATATGTTTCTCCTTTACTATCTTCTATCTTTACATATGTGTAGCCGTCTTCTATTAAAGATTCAGCCACTTGCATAGCCTTCTCCTTATTGCTATACCTTCTCGCATATGTAACCTTCTCTTCTCCTAATAATTCGTGCGTAACTACTTGATAATACTTTGCCATAAATTTTAATTTTAATTTTAGTTTTTAGCGTCTTCTTGCAAAGCGGTTGCAACTGAAGATATTAATAAAGACATAAACACGAACGCTCCCCTACCTGAATCCGACCACTCCCAAACATACACATCGAAACGTATAAAGGATACGATTGTAAAGATTGATACAACAGTTATCAATAAGTTTTTAATAAAGCTATTCATTTGTTTAATTTTAATGATGAAATAAAAAAAAATTTTTGAGGCCATTCCGTTTTTACGAAATAGTTAAATAAAATAGTGCCATGATTCAATTGAATGATACACCTTTCGTGTCATGGCTATAAAAAGAAAGGAGCAAAGAAATTAATCTTTGCCCCTTCTAATATATTTATGCTTATTTTTTATAGTGGGCTGTATCTTGCTATCGATACGGCTTACCACTTTGCACGGCTTTACCTATCTAACGCTCCTAACGTCATGAAGTTTTTTCCCCGTGCACTATGTAACCTTAATACATAGGGGCAATTTTATACCTATTACGTTTGCTAATTAGCAAAGTAAAGGGCAAAGGGCAATAAATCAAAGATTCAATAAATATTTATAGGCTTCTGCTATCTGCGTGTAGCTGCTATAAACATACGGCAATTTTAAAGCGAATTGCATAACTATTGGGGGCTATACTAATATCCGATATTAGCGGACATCTATTTGCAATGTCCTAATATAGCCCGAAAACCTACCTTAATTTTCGCATAATTCCGCAAAGGTCAAACGCTTATTTGCAGCGTCTTTATAGGCTTGTTTTATAGCCGAAATTTTAGGCAAGTTTTGTGTATCAAGCCCCTCAACTTCAGGGGCGAAAGATTCACGAATAGCTTTAAAGATAGCTTTTGCAGTGCTCACACTATCCGCTCTCATAAATTCGCTGCCTTCTACTAAAACGCTGCCGCTCTCGTTTGTGACGCTCATAGCCCAATCGATTGGTTGACCTTTCGCAATACCTTTAAACATTAGCTTGACTAATTGAGAAAACAAAGGGGTAAGCCCTTGCCCCCAACTTTGATTGGCATCAACTGAAATTTCAGTATGTTTTGTAAGTCCTGAAAAATTTGCACCTTTTAAATTTACGAAAGGTGCTGCATCGATTGTGAAATTTACTTTTGTCATAAAACATAATTTTTGTGCTCGTTAAAATTTTTGAGCGGTGAATGAATAGGAGCGCAATATACATCGAGCGGGAAACACGAGTCAAGGTTATAATGATGAGCGGTAAAAAAGACAGGATAAGCGGTAAAAATATTTAAATAAAGGGCAAAAAATATAGAGAATCAGTAAAAATAAAGCAAAGGATATAATTATATAATAGGGATAAAATAAGGGTATAATATAGAGCGAATAAAGTAATAATATAAGGGTATAAAATAGCTGCAAAAAATAGGGGTATAAAGTGGAAAGTATAAGGGTATAAAATTGGGGTATATATAGGAAGGTTTGACGCATCGAAACGGATACCTAATTACCAGTTAAAACGGCATGGCAAATTTTGCTAAAAAAGTTAGTAAAGTTTGCTAAAAATCTTTAGTATTAAAAAAATACAACATATATTGAAAATATTACAAGTTTTTTATATAAAATAAATTTACCATATGTAAAGATTATCATACAAATTAAAAAAAATTCGTATGTGTAGGGTACACGGGTACGAAAACGCAATTACCCGAGCGGTACGCCTGGGCTGGTGTATAAAGTTAACCCCACTCGGTCATACATTTCACATTTTTTCAACAACCAAAATCGCCCATATTTTACATTTTATGGGGTACTCTGTTTTACGAATTATTAGAGGCCATTTGCCAAAATCTGTAACAAAATAGGTCCAAATTAGGAAGTATATCTTGCTATTTAGCAATACTTCGCAATGAAATGAAACAGTTAAATAGGGTCATACTAGAAACCTATATCTTTTTGAGGTCATTTTATAGCTTAAATTAGTGACTATTTTTGGTCTCTATTTATTAGAAAAGTAACTATTAATATATACTAAGAAGGAAATGTTATAACTCATTGATTATTAACACTAGGATAGAAAAATTTTTTTCTTTAAAAGAAAGAATTTACGTTTGTAGATATGAAACAGAAAGAATACCTACAAAATCCATTTAAGCCTACAGGCATAGAGTTGAAAGAGTATATGACCTCAGATAGTGAGACAATAACGATTGACCCTAACACAGGAGAACTCTACTCTATGAAGAAGCTTCCTAAAAATAAAAAGGTGCTTCACGATTCAAAGATATACATAAAACTGTTCCAGGACAAATCAGACGTACTGATGAATCTTCCGTACCAAAGCATGAGAATCTTCTTTTACATATGCTCTAGAGTACGACCTATGAGAGACTATGTATTTATCAATAAAGATGATATTACAGCTGTTTTAGGTAATATGTCTGAGCCAACATTCAGACTTGCTATTAATGGTCTTATTGAGGCTAATGTGGTCGCTAGGAAGATGGGTTCAAGTTTAGAGTATTGGTTGAATCCTGATATCATGTTTAATGGAAGCAGACTAAAGCTAGTTGAAAATCACAAAATGATTTAAAGTGTATCTTTGTGTCTCATTTTAAATAACTAAAAACAAACACAATGGCAAAGATGATTAAAGAGTACGGTGGTAAAGAAATGTACGCTTCTAAAGGTGCTAAAATGATGCACGAAAAGAAAGAAGGTAAGAAAGTAGAGAAGAAAGAAAAGATGATGGAAAAGAAAGCAGTAGCTAAAAAGCCAATGAAGAAGAAGTAAAATGAAAAGTACTGTAAACAAAGCAGGAAATTATACTAAGCCAACTATGAGAAAAGGCTTATTTGAGAAAATCAAAGCAGGTACTAAAGGCGGTAACGCTGGTCAGTGGTCTGCAAGAAAAGCTCAAATGTTAGCAAAGGAATATAAAGCTAAGGGAGGAGGATATAAGTAGTATGGCAAAGAAGGAAACACAACAAAGTTTAGATAGGTGGACTAATCAGAAATGGACTACAGCGTCAGGAAAGCCATCTAGCAAAACAGGAGAGGTCTATGCTCCGGCAAAGACAATATCCAAGTTGAAGAGTACTGATGAAGGTAGAAGAAAACTTGCAGCAGCCAATGCTACAAAAAGAGCAGCAACTAAAGCAGGTAAGCAATTCGCGAATCATGGATTACATAAAGGTAAAAAAAGATAAAATGCAAGAAAAAGAAAAAAAGCCTAACAATAGAAAAGTTGGCGAAACAGGTGGACCTGGTTTAATGTCTAAGTTTGAAGAAGCTATGCAAAAAGAAAGAGATTTCGTATTGAATAGAGCTAAACAAAGAGAGAAGGCAGAAAAATCTAAAACTCCTAGTGTAAACATTAAGAGAGTAGCGGAGATAATTAAAAAGAAAGGAGCAGCTCCAAAAGTAGCACCTATGAAAGAATCATACAAAGGGAAAGAAGATAAAAACCCATCTGAAAACTCTATGATGAAAGCTTTATTGAATAAGTTTAAAAGCTAGTATATGCCAGACCCTACTCCAAAACCCAAGGGAAATCCTTCTTTACTAAGACAGCTATTTGAGGGTGGAGCATTCCTTCCTTCGCCAGGTGGTCTTTATACTAATATTAAAAAAATTGGAAAGCAAATTACTAGCAACATAGCTAGTAATATAGAACCAAGGGGTTATACTGATGGGAGGTCTACTGCTAATAGTCAAACTATGCAAGACATAGAGAATACTATAAGGTCAGCAAAAAAGTTTACTAAGGCAGGAATATTAAATGAAGTGAGTCCGTATAGAATGGCTACAGATGAGCTTATAAAAAATAGTGAAGGCTCTACTGACCCATTTGCCAATAGTATTGCAGGTGAAGCTAAGGAAAGAGTAGACCTAGTTAATATGTGGGCGGGTAAGCCTCAGAAATACGGAACTGTTTTTAAATCAGAATACAAGCCAACTATAGGTGCAGAAGAAGGAATACAATACTATAAGCTTCCAGGTGTTGAAAAGGAATTGTTTCAAAATATTGTAAGAAACGGTATAATGGAAGGTAAGTTTAATCAGCCAGTAAAAACAAAGCAAGATTTAGAAAATGCATTAGGGATTTCAAAAGGAGGTTTTTTCACGGAAGTTAAAGATGACTCAGGTAAAAAAGTTGGATACATGGGTACTATACGTTCTTTAGGAGAAGGTACTGTTAGTATAGGTGAAGACGCAAAAGGTCCATACATAAGTTATTATGATAAATGGGATATAAATCCTTTAGCAGGAGCTTCATCTGCAATGCCAAGTTGGGTTCCTGATATTATTACTAAAGGAATTGACAAGGTAGTTACAGGTGTTCCGGAGAAGATGGGAATCACAAGTGCTCCAAGAGTATACGGAAGAATATACTTTGATAGAAAAACAGGAAAGCCTATAGGTAAAGATTTTGAAGATATTTTCAATAAACTAAAATCTGAATCTCAAGGCGTTGAACAACCTGTAGAGGAAGGGAAAAAGAGCTCTGGTTCTACTAGTAACTTTTCCGGATTGCTTAAGAAGGGTTCTTCTGGCTCTGTAGGAAAGAAAAAATAAGTACAGTGTATGAGCTGGCCATATGAAGCAGAATACTAGGACATTTATTTCATTATAAGTTAGTCCTGTTAGTTCTCCGATATAATTCATTATATCAACACATATCCAGAATAGTTCATCTACTGTTTCTTGTTGGAAAGGAAGGAATCCTACGATTTCTTGTGACATTGTAAATAGTTTTTTAGTTTTATAAATAGCTTATAGAACAATATTAAAGAATGAATTTCAAATAAATAGTAATTTTAACAAACTTTAACAAATGGCGAAGGTAAAAGGCGATAGCGTAAAAACTAGTTTTGGTAAGAGAAAAGGTGGTTCTGCAAAGAAATCTTACAATAAGCATTCACCTAAGCCAAAGAAATATAAAGGACAAGGAAGATGATAGACTTAGCTAGAATAAAGAAAAGATACGGATTCTCCGAATTCAATAAGCCTAAGCCATCTGACGATAGTACACATAAGAGAATGGTACTAGCTAAAGAGGGTGACAAGGTTAAACTTGTTAGATATGGTGCTAAAGGATATTCTTCAAACTATTCAGACGAAGCTAGACAGCAATATAGAAGACGTCACGCTAAAGAAGCTAACTCATCTAAGTTAACGGCAGGTTGGTGGGCATTCCACGACCTATGGTCTAAAGGCTCTAAAGTTTATAGAGAAGGTAAAACTTCTGGTAAAGGAGAGCGTTTCAAGTAAATATATTCATATCTTTGCTATAAATCAAAGTATGAAGCAAGATAAATTGAACGAGGCTGTTATTGCCTCTATAGAGTATATGCTTAAGCCATACGGTATTAGCATGTTACATATCTCACAAAATCCAATAATAGAAGGGAAGCATTGGTTTCATTATTATACATTCAAATCCAAAGAGCAGTTCGAGGATTGGAGAGAGCAAACTATTGCCATTTTTAGAAAGCACGCCAAAGTTTCAAAATCAGCAGCAAAGAAATATTTTAACCAATTAAATTTACAATATGGACTCAGAGAAGATTACTCTACAGAGCCTGAAACCACTGAAGGGTAAGGTACTCGTAGGTGTCAACTACGATGAGAAGAAGGAACATAAACTAGCAGACGGAACATCTATTCAAGTTGAACGTCAGTTTGATTGGGATGGTAAGATGTCTCAAAATACATTCGGAATCATTATGCATGATTATGAGAATGTAAAGAGTGGTACTATGATTGTAATAAATCACAATGCCTGTATTAAAGAAACTTGTCTTCCTGTTAAATACGGGAAGTATGATATATACTCTATTGATGCAGCTCAAGTATACGCTTATGTAATAGACGGAGTGCCTCATCCTTTTGATGGATACTTTTTAGTAGACAGGCTAGAAGAGGTAAAGGAAAAATCTATCATCTATACTGAACATACTGAGAAGAAGCATATTCATAATAAGTTCCTAGTTAAAGAGATAGGTGTTAACGAAGACATAAAAGAAGGAGATATAGCAATCTGTTATACTATGTCTGACTATGAACTTCCATACAATAATAACGGAAGATTAGAATATCTAATAAGAGTAAAGGTTAGAGATGTTGTAGCAATAGAGAAGTTTGATAAAACAAAGTATGCAATCTATGAAAAGTGATAAGGATAGTTTAAAAGAGATAATAGAGATTATAGAAAAAGACCATATCATTGGTTCTTACTATCAGCTTCAAAAGAAGCTAATGGAGATTAATAAACTATTAGACGCAACTGACTTATCTCAAATAAGCCTAGATAATAAAGACGATGGAACATGGGAGAGAATCATGAAGCTGTTTAGCTCAATAGGTGACATTAACGATGTTCTAAAAAAACTAAGAATAGATAATGGACTTACAGGAAACAAAGAAGAAGACATCAAAAAAAGCAAATCCATCATCGAAAGATTTGCTCAATAGATTAGAGCACTTCAAGGCTAAATCTTCTGAGCTTTCTAAAAAGTTAAGTCTATTAAAACTAGACCAAAAGAGATTGCTAGAAAGAAGTGCAGGGTACAGGAAAGAGGCTAGGATAAAGAAATTCGCTCCTGTTAATGTTACGCATGACGCAAAGACTATTTCTAGGTATATGCTGTTTACTCGTAACTTAGAGAAAGCAACAGGCGTAAGCATATATAACATGGGAATATTAATATGGGCATCTTGCTATGAGAGATTCTGTTATTCAGATTATATGAAAGACGGAATAGCTAATAGCAATTCTTATTTTATATTTATTAGATATGCTATGGAGAATAATTACATTGGAAAACATAAGAACATAGAGAACGCTAAAACATACTTTATAACACCTCTTGGTACAAAGACAGCAAACTCTTTTATTAAGTATATGAAAAAGAACGTATGATAGAAGAGATATATGGCATAAAATACGAACTACCTGAAAAGCCTAAGCTAATAGAAATAGGTAACAGCGAATTGGATAAAGAGGACCAATACTTCAGGTTAACACAACTACCTGACTATTTAAGAGATGTAGAGTTTGATGATAATGGGAACGCAATATATAACGAACAACAAGAGGAGTTTATTGTAAAGGAAATCAATAGAATAAATGAAGGTTACTGGTTTTTCAATAATGGAGAGCCGACATATATAACAGGACTTCATTATTTCTACTTAAACTATTGGACACTAGAAGACGGTAGTAAACCAGATTACAGAGAGGTTGATAGAAGATGGTTTTACTATCAAGACCACTGCGAAACATTAAATCACTGCTTTGGCATTGTCAGAATAAAGAAGCGTAGAGAGGGTGCCACATCACAGGCTACATGTTATCTTGTATGGAAATCAATCACCAAGAAGAAATCATTTTGTGGTATAGTTTCTAAAACAGGTAAAGACGCGAGTGACGCATTTATCTACATGGTAATGAACGGATACAGGAGCCTTCCTGTTTATCTTAAACCAAGAGCTGAAGATGAAGACACAAAGACAGAGCTTGTATTCAGGGAGAAGAAAAGCAGAAAGATAAAAGTAAGAGAGAAGGGTCAAATGTTTGATGATGACATTGGTATTGAATCAAAGATAAATTGGAAGAATACTGCACTTAACTCTTATGACTCAGGAAGGGTAACCGCTCTACTAGTAGATGAGGGTGGTAAGTACCCGGCAGAAGTTCCTATAAATCAGTATTGGCCTATCGTTAAGAAGACCCTGGGGAAGGGTGCGTTTAGAGTAGGATTCTGTTTGATGCCATCTACTGCGAACGATTCTAAATCAGGTGGTGAGCCATATAAGAAACTATTTGACGAATCAAATCACTTTGAAAATGAATATACGGCTACAGGTCTTTATAGATACTTCTGTCCTGCTTATGATGGGTATGAAGGTTTTATAGATAGGTACGGCAAATCAATAATAGAAAATCCTACACCTGAGCAGAAAAAGTACATCAAGGAAAAACTCGGCATGAATATAGATTGCGGAGCTAAAGATTTCTTAATGAGACAAAGGTCATTAATATCTGACCCTACATTATTAGCGGAAGAAATAAGAATGAACCCATTCACAGAAGAAGAGGCATTCATGATTGACCAAAAGAGATGCTACTTTAACTCCGAGAAGATATACAATCAAATAGAAAAAATAGAACAGGATAGAGTTATCCCAAGAAGGATAAGGTTATACTGGAAGTCAGAAGGTGTTGTGGATTGGTCAGATGATAAAGAAGGAATGTGGTCTGTTTACGAGATACCTGAAAAGGAGCTTCAAAATAAGAAACTAGACGACAGGAAGATTCCGGCAAACACGCACATATTCTGTAACGGTATTGACCCGTATCGCTCTACGATAATATCAGGAAAGGGGTCTATGGCAGCGGCTTATGTATTTAAGAGATTAGACCCAAACGACCCAGAGAATACTGGAATGGCTGTTGCAGAATTCTATGGTAGACCGAGACAAAAGTCAATGCTACACGAGGAGATGTTAAAGGCTTGTGTTCTATGGGGAATGAAAGCTAATTACGAGAATGACGTAGGTGATGACTATGTTGACTATTTTAGGGATAGAGGATACTCGGAGTATCTATCTAAAACACCGCAAGCTGCGATAGACAGGAACAAGAAGAGGACAGGAAATGTAACATACGGAGTAGCTTCTAGAGACCCATTTGCCCTTGCTAGGCAATTAGAGACATGTATCAACTACATTGAAACTCATTGTCATAAGATATTTTACAGGGAACTACTAGAGGAGTTATTGAACTATGACCACGAGAATAGAACGCCTTTCGATAAGACTGTTGCTTTTATGATTTCCTTACTAGCAGGGGTTTCTGTAGAAATGAGAAAAGAAGAGATTAAGGTTCGCAAAGTGCCTATAAAATCTTATAAACTAAACCTTTAACTTTGCACAAATACATTTTAATGAACTTAGACGATAAAAAGATTCTAAACTTCCATTTGACTAATGGCGCATTGAAGCGTGAGGCCTCTGAAGGACTCAAGGTTGCAAAGATATTAGAAAAGGCATTTAACGAGGGATTCTTCTCTAGAAGGAATAAAAAGTTCATCAAGAACAGAGCTTTCTCTCGTGGCCGTCAGCCAATGAAAGAATACCTTGACTATCTAAATATTGATGGTAAAGAGGCTTTCGTTAACCTAGATATGAAGGCTCCGGCTATCGCCCCTAAGTTCATTCAGGTAATGATAGGCGGATTCATGAAGAGGGAAGAGAAGGTGAGAGCATCTGCCGTAGACCCTGTTTCTACAGAAAGAAAAAAGATAGAAAGAGAGAACGCTGAGTTCAGAATGAATCAGGGAGCTGAAGTAGCTCAAATGGAGCAGCAGTTCCAGGTTGAGTTAATGCCTAAAGGATTTACCCCTGAAGATGAAGATGAGTTAGAATTATTCTTCTCTGACTACCAAACTCCAGAAGAGATTATGTTTGAGCAAGGTGTGAGCTTTGTTCTACATCAGAATACATGGCCCGTAATTAAAAGGAAGCTACTTGAAGATTTAATTGAAGTTGGTATAGCAGGTACTAAAACGTATGTTGCTCCTAATGGTCAAGTAAAGATTAAGAGAGTTGTTCCTGAAAATATGATTTACTCATTTTCTGAGTATGATGATTTTAGAGACCTATCTTTTATCGGAGAGGTTGTTTCTAAAAAGATTGTAGAAATCAGAAACGAGTATCCTAATATGAGCGAAGATGAATTATTCAAACTAGCCAAAAGCGGTAAGAATAGAAACTCTTCTTTAGGTTGGCAAGAAAGATATAGATACGAAGTAGACAGACCTTATGATGATTGGACTGTTGAGGTTATTGACTTTGAGATTAGGACTATTGATTCTTTAATGTATCAAGCTAAAACTAATAAGTTTGGTAACCTAATCGTAGAAAGAAAAGATAAAAGACCTACAAAGGTTTCAGAGAATAAAGAATTGATTACCAAGGACATGTTCGTTATATACCATGGAGTATATGTGCTAGGAATGGATAAGATGTTGCATTGGGGTATTCAAAAGAATATGATTAAGCCTTCTGTTGTTAAAGAAATGGCAGACGCTTATTTCAGTTACTCTCTTTACATGTATGAGAATCTTGATTTAGAGAATATGCCAATACCTGAAAGAATGGAAACTTCTATTCGTCAGATGACATTGGCTCACTTGAAGATTCAGCAATTAGTTGCTAAAATGAGACCTCCAGGAGTAGCTGTTGATGTAGATGCTTTAACAGATATGGACTTAGGTCAAGGTAAGAGTTCAACCCCATTAGATGCTCAAGCGGTATATGACCAAACAGGCGTATTATACTACAAGAGCAAGAACGAGGAAGGTGAAAGGTCAAATGGTCTTCCATTCCAAGAACTTCCGAATAGTGGTGGTGCAGCTCAATTACAACAATTACAAGCTACTTATAATTTCTATTTAGATAGACTTAGAGCAGAGATAGGACTGAACGAGGTTGCGGAAGGTGCTTCAGTAAACCCAAGAATGGGTGTAGGTGTAGCACAAGCTCAAATAGCTGTATCTAATAACGCAACTGATTTCATATACGAAGGGTACTTATCTATATTTAATCAGACAGCATTTAAAGCAAGTCTTTTAATCTACGATGCTACAATGTACGGTGGAGAGCAGTACAGAGAGTATATGGGAGAATCTGTTAAGGATAAGAAGTTTGATATTAAGATTCAAGTTCTTCCTGATGAAAAGGATAAGCAGTATTTAGAAGCTATGATTCAGACAGCTTTATCTGCTCAACAAATAGAATTTGAAGATGCATTTAAAATAAGACATATAGAGAATGTTAAGTTGGCTGAAATGTACCTCACTAAGTCTAAGAAAAGAAGACAAAGAGAGCAGATGGAAATAGCTCAACAAAACTCTCAAATGAACGCACAAGCTCAACAGCAGTCTATTCAGGCTAAGGGTCAATCTGATGCTCAATTACAGCAGATGCAATCTCAATCAAAGGCTAGTCTTATTCAGATAGAAATGTCTATGAAAGCTGAAATGGCAGAGCAAGAGTTCGTTCAAAATATATTACTAAAATCATTTGAAACAGGAAGCACATTGAGTCCTGAATTAAGAATGATTGTTGATTCTTATATGGCTAAAAAACAAGCCAAAGAACAAGCTATTCAGCAACAACAAATGCAGCAGATGCAGGAAATGCAAGCTCAACAAATGGAAGGTCAAGATATGGAAGAAGAAATGCAGGGAGAGGAAATGGGACAAGAGATGGAAAGTGAAGAGCAGATGAATGAAGGAATGGCTGAATAGTTATACCTTTGCTAAAACAAAAGTAACATGGATAAAAACATCTTTGACATTGATGGCTATTCTAGTGAGCCTATGTCAGCAGAATCTATGACAGATAATGCTGAAGGTAGTCAAGAAACTAGTGGCACATCACAAGACCCAACACAAGGCGAAGGAGAAGGAAATCAAACCGCATCAACTGAAGGACAATCATTAGAAGGTCAATCTTCTGATGGACAAGAAGGCTCTACGAGCACAGAAGGAGATTCAGGAAGTTCGGTTGATTTTGAAACTAAGTCTTTTGAATTTGAATGGGATAATGAAGAATCTAGAGCTATTTATGAAAACCTCATAAGTGGAGATTATGCTTCAGTATCCGATATGCTTTATGAGCAGAAGCTGCTATCTAATCTATCAGAAATGAATGATTCAGATGCAGTGATGATGGCATTAGCATATCAGTATCCAGATTTAACTCCAGAAGAAATTTACGAGGAGTTTGATTCTAGATACGGTGTACCTAAAGAGGACACAGAATATATGAGCGAAGACGAGCTTTCTGCTTACAATAAAAAAGTAGAGAAGGAATCTAAGCGAATAGAAAGAGAACTTAAAAAAGATGCTAGAGTTGCTAAAGAAACGCTTTCTTCATATAAGAAAGAAATTAGCTTCCCTGACATTCTATCGAAGGCAAAAGAGTTTGCTTCGGTAGTAGACCCAAAGGAGTATGTAAATCAATATATTCAATCTGAGCAAACTAAGTCAGAAC